TCCTATGTGGGATGGTGTTTATGAGGGATGGGTAATGGCAAGTCAGTTGTCATACAAATATCCAGTAACATCAGCTAGGGTAATTAAAAAAGGATTAGAAAAATTGATAAAAGATTTTAATGTTGATTTAGACGACCCTTCTAAATTAAGTAAGCGAATAAAGTCACCGGAAGGTAAAACAATATTATCAGATATACATACTGATTTGACACTTGAAGGTAGACATGGTAATAGTATTAGGATTGGAAGTCGAAACAAATTTCCAAATATTATTGTAAACAATGGTAGAAATAATAACCAATCTTTTGAGAGTATTAATGATAGTTCTATATTTGGAATGTTCTCACAAGGTTCTATTCTACAGCATTTTAGACCTGAATTTGAAAACCAAGATGGTACACCATATAGTTTTAAACTAGCAGACGAGTCAACTGAATCTCCGTCAAATTATATAAAAAAATCATTCACATCTCCGTTAGGTAGGGGACAAGCAATAGATGGGGAATCAGATTCTGATATTGAAACTACTATTTATGAATACAATGGAGCATTCTCAATACTAAATTCTGATAGAATTATAATAAATGCAAGAAAAGAAAATTTATTTTTAAGTGCACTACAACACATACATATAGGTGCGGGTAATGCACTAACATTTTCAACAAGTAAAAATACTTTATTCAACTCAACAGAAAGATTTGATATAAATGCTCCGGAAGTTAGATTAGGTTCATCTGCAGATGAAGAGACACAACCAATTGTTTTAGGTGATACATTGGTAGAAAAATTAACAGACTTGTGTGACCAATTAGACCAATTGATTAATAACATTACAGCAATAACGGTACCGACAACTCAAGGGCCATCTGGTACACCAATAAATACTGCTGCATTTGGAGCCCAAACTCAAGGTATAAGTCAGATTGCTTCTGCTCTCGATGAGATACTGAGTAAGTCAAACAGGACAACATAATGGCTTTAAATCCAAAAATACTGGAAGAAGAATTATTAAGACAATCAGAAGCTTCAGCAAATGGGGTAGAAATAACATATGGTGATTTTGTTTCTGCTATGGAAAAATATGCATTAATGATACAATATCCCCCTCCAGTTGGAGTTGTTCCTGCAGCTAAAATACTAAAAAGTTTATTAGATGCAATACCAACTAACCCACCTTTACCGATAGCAATACCTGTTATAAAAGCTGCAGTACAATTATTTGCATTAGGAATTATGACAGGAGCCCCTATAGGAAAAGGGATTGCCTTTCCAACTATTCCACCCCCGGGACAGCCTATGATTGATTCTATATTAAGTCAGCCCAACGAAAGAGAAGTTGTTGCAAAACAATTAGCGAGTGCAATACATACATATATGATAACAGGTACTTATGATGCTTTTGGTATACCGCCGGGTTCCAATCCACCAGTACCTGGATATTCTCCTTGGACTTAAAAAGTTACTAAAAATTTTAAAATTTCATATTTATATATGAATAGGTTTATACACAGGAGTCATAAAAATGAAAAAATCAGATTTAAAATTAATTATCAGAAGAATAGTCAGAGAAGAAGTTGCTATGGCTATCAAAGAAGTAATAACTGAATTGAAACAACCAACACAACAAGTTTCTCAACTAAAACCAAAAAATAAAATTGTTGAGACGAAGGATTATTCAAGTAATTCTGTTTTAAATGATGTCTTGAATGAAACAGCTAATTCAGACGAGTGGAAACAAATGGGTGGTGGTACATATGATTCTTCAAAAATGAATGAAGTTTTAGCTTCACAATATAATAGTGATTCAAATACAACACAACAAGTTCCATCAAATGACCCAATGTCACAATTCTTAAATAAAGATTATCGTCAAGTTTTACAGAAAGTTGATGAAAAAGCTAAACAGACACGAGGGGTATAATAATTGGCATTTATCAATAACATATTAATAAACAATGTTGACACCGTAGATGAAACTATAGGTTTTAATTTACCTTTTACTTTAGAGACGCAAAATTTATCTTCTACTACACTACAATCTACACAGACTAACTTAACAAGTTTACTCTCTACACAAAAAGGTGAACGAATGTTTCAACCAAATTTAGGGATTGATATTAGAGGTAATTTATTTGAACCATTAAATGACGAATCTTTCGTAGCATTAGAAGAAGATATTATTGAACAGATAGCTATTTGGTTACCCTTTTTACAAGTAGAAAGTATAAACATAAAACCACAACCTGATGCAAATAGTGTGACGGTTAATATAAATTATAGTTTCAAAAATACACCTGAATTGAATGATTCAGTACAAGTGGATTTAAACACAGGAGCATCTTACTAATGGATTCTTATTCTAATTTTGATAAAAAAAATCAATACGGCCAATCTTTGACTAACTATACTAATAGAGATTTTAATTCAATTAAACAAGGATTGGTAAACCATGTAAAATCTTATTTTCCACAAGCTTATAAAGATTTTAATGAAACTTCACCTGGTATGATGTTGGTAGAGCTATCAGCGTATGTTGGAGATGTATTAAATTATTATATCGATGATTCTTTTAAAGAGATGCTATTACCTTTATCAGAAGATAGAAGGAATATACTTAACTTATCAAAAATAACTGGATATAAACCAAAATCTATAGTTCCAAGTTTTGTTGATTTATCATTCACTTTAGTTGTTGATGCAGATGTAAGTGATATTACAAACATAGGACCGACTGCGAGCCAAAAACTAACAATACAATCTGGAGTACAAGTTACTTCGACTTCAAATCCAGATGTTGTTTTTGAAACATTAGAACCTATTGATTTTTCTGTTGATAAAAAAGTTGATGAAGCATTTGTAATCAACGAGTTAGATGAAACGACAGGTATAGTTTCTACATATAAAGCTACACGAAAAGTAAAAGCAGTTTCAGGTCAAACAAAAACGATAAGTTTTAATATTAGTGAACCTGAACAATATAAAAAATTAATTATCCCTGATACAGATGTTATTGAAATATTATCGTGTAAAGATTCTAATAATAATACTTGGTATGAAGTAGATTTTTTAGCACAAGAAAATGTACCAATATCAACATTCTATAGTGATGATGTAACAAGGTCTACAAGTTTAGAAACAACTGCAGATGGGAATACGATTGTACCTTCAAGTCTTAATTACATTAGAACAACAAAAAGATTTATCAAAGAAATTAATGAAGACAACTCAACTTCTATAATTTTTGGTAATGGTATTATAAAAAATGGAAATTCATTTGAAACAACATATTTAGAATTAGAACAAGAAGGAGTAAGTTTACCGACAACTAATTTTTCTCCTAAACCCTTTAATCCTCAGATGGGAACATACTATGAATCATTAGGTGAGTCACCTCAAAATACAACATTAAAATTTACATATCGTGCAGGTGGTGGTCTAAAAACAAATTTACCTTCTGCGGATTTAAATAGTATTAGTTCAATAACTACAATACCTGCAGGTGAATCTACTACAAATGTATCAGTAACAAATGAAGTACCTGCATTAGGGGGTAAATCAGGTGACTTTACTGAAGAGATAAGACAGGGTGCTCTTGCAAATTACTCAACACAGAATAGATGTGTAACTAAAGAAGATTTTGAAGCAAGAACAATATCAATGCCTCCTAGATTTGGTAGTATTGCAAAAGTTTATTGTACAACTGGTGGTACAATAATAAAAAATACAAACATAGAAAATTTTGAATATTTAAAATCACTTGTTAATTTACTTTTTACAAAAATGTTAAATGGGAATGAATCAGTAAATAGTGAAGATTTAACAGCAGTAGATTTATCTGACCCATCTTTGATAAATTTACTTTCCAATGGTAGTAATGTTATTTCTGAAAATGATAAAACAAGAGTTAATAATCTATTCGCGGAGGCTAAACAATCATTAGACCAACAAGATTTTAATGCAACAATAGATTTATATATATTATCATATAATACATCAGGAGGGCTAACAACATCACCAGAAATTATAAATAATAATTTAAAAAACTATTTAGGTCAATTTAGAATGTTAACTGATAAAATAAGAATTTTAGAAGGATACATTATTAATTTTGGTATTATTTTTGATGTTATGACATTCCCAGGGTATGATAAGACGGAAGTGAAAAGCAGATGTATTGAAGCAATAAAAGAATTTTATAACATTAAAAATATGAAGTTTAAACAAGTTTTATATGCTGCAGATGTTATAAATATTTTAAATAATTTAGAAGGTATAAAAGCAGTAAACGATGTTATATTTACACAACAAGATAATTTTACAGATAACACTTCTGTATTTTCTGAACCTTTATATAGTAAATCTATAAATCAAGAGGGTAACCCTACGGTAGTAAATACAAATAATTATGGGCATTATTATGATTTCGCACCATTTTTTGATTCGTTAAATTCACCTGCAGGTAAGGGTGTTATATTACCATCTTACGACCCAGCAGTGTTTGAAATAAAAAATCCAAATACGGATATAAAAGGAGTTGTTAGATAATGCATTATTTTATTTTTCCAACACAAGACACTTGGATTTCAAGTGGTTCCAATCCAATAACTGGAGAAACATTTACTGACCAAAATTTTGGTAAAGACCAAATACTTGAAGTAAAAAAACATTTTTATAACCGTTCTTATGAACATCAAACACGAGCATTAGTAAGTTTTGCGGGTACTAATTTTAATACACTTTCTCAATCAATTGTTGATGGTGATATACCTAGTGATGCTAAATTTTATTTTAAAATGTTTGAAGCACAAGGTAACTCAGATTTATCAACAGACTATACTTTAGCAATACAACCAGTTTCAGAATCTTGGACTGAGGGACAAGGTAAATTTGAAGATAAACCTAAAACGACAAATGGGTGTAGTTACAAGAATAGAAGTTTTCCAGATGGTGGTAGTGAAATAGCATGGACTACTGCAGGCGGTTCTGTTTTAAATGTAAGTGCTTCCCATCAAAGTTTTTCTCATCAAACTCCTGATATTGAAGTTGAAGTAACTGATA